TCACCCGCTCCCGCGGACAGCTTTTATATTATATCCCATCCGTTCCCCTTTGTCAAGAACTTTTTTCGGGATTTTTTGCTGCCCGTGCGCCGCCGCGCGGCACAGAGGGGGTGTGATTCAGTATTATAGGCACTTTTTACCTGTTTGTCAACTGTTTTTCTCAAAAAAAGACGATTAATTTTTCCGTTTCAAGATATAGTATTTTACCTTAAAATTGGCACAACATCTACCTCTCTGTTTTGCATAAAAAAGCCTTGCGATTTTGCACGCCTTATATTACTATAAAGAAGGCAAAGGCCAAACGCTTTTTCGCAGGCCAAATGCTGCCTGCCAACACGAAGGAAAAAGGTGGTGCACTTATGCTGCTGGCTGTGAATGTAAGCAACTCGCAGATTCTTTTGGGCGGGTATGACGGCAGCCGTTTGGTATTCTGTGCGCGTGTGCATGCCGACCGCGCGTGGACCGCAGATGAATATGCGGTTCAATTCTCGCGCGTGCTGTCCCTTTATGGTTGCGAGGCAGCCGGAATAAAAGGCATCATCTTTTCCTGTGTGGTGCCCGCGCTGGCAGAGACCGTGCGCCGCGCTTTGGCCATGCTGTACCGCGGGCGCATCTATACGGTGGGGCCCGGCCTGAAAACCGGCCTGCAGATGCACATGGACGACCCTGCCCAGCTTGGCGGCGAGCTTGTCTGCTGTGCAGTGGCAGCGCGGGCATTGGGCCCGCTTCCGTGTGTGGCCGTGTTGATGGACACCGCCATTTCGATGGTTGCGCTGGATAAAAACGGCGTGCTGTGCGGCGGGGCCATCCTGCCCGGTGTGCGCACCGGGTACGATGCCCTGTGTGAACGCACTGCCCAGCTTACCCAAATTGAACTGCGCGCCCCTGCCTGCGGCGTGCTGGGCACCAACTCTGTGGCCTGCATGCAGGCGGGGGCCGTGTTCGGCACCGCCAGCATGCTGGATGGTATGCTGGAGCGCTTTTCTTTGGCCCTGAATGGAGAAGCGGCCTGCGTGGCAACCGGCGCCTTTGCGCCTGTGGCATTGCCGCATTGCCGCCATGCGGTGCGCTATGAAGAACACCTTGTGTTGGACGGGCTGCGCCTTCTTTACGAAAAGAACGCGCGCTGAAGATTGTTGCTTGCCCTTATATATTACATTATATAGGGGTTTTGCATAAATTTAGGTTACGCTGTATCCGCGCTAAGGCGGAACGGCAGTAAAGGAGAAATGTCAAAATGGAAAAACAAAAAAACGCACATCGCCTGGTGCAGCTTGCGCTGCTGGTGGCAGTGGAACTGGTGATGACGTACACCCCTCTGGGTTACTTGCATGTGGGGCCGCTGTCTATTACATTTTTAATGATACCGGTGGTATTGGGGGCTATTCTGATAGGGCCGGCCGCCGGCGCGGTGTTGGGCGGCGTATTCGGCCTTACCAGTTTCGCCCAGTGCTTTGGTGCAGAGGCCTTTGGCGTTGTTTTGCTGGGCATCAGCCCCCTGCGCACGTTTTTAGTATGCGTGCCCACGCGCATTCTGGCGGGCTGGCTGCCAGGGCTGATTTTCCAGGCCATCTATAAGGCAGAGGGCAGCCGCCGACATTGGTTATCCTTCGCGGCCGCCAGCCTTGCGGGGCCCGTTTTGAACACCGCTTTCTTTATGGGCACCCTGGTGGCCTGCTTTTATTCTACAGAGTATATTCAAGGGCTGGCACAGTCTATGGGTGCGGCAAACCCATTTACCTTTGTGGCGTTGTTTGTGGGCGTGCAGGGCATTGTAGAGGCCGTTGTTGGCTTTTTGGCCTGCACTGCTATTTCAAAAGGCGTTTTGGGGCCACTGCACCGAAACCACTGACGGATATTGCGCCGCCAGTTTTCGCGGAAAACTTCTTGGCAAACCGTTTAATTTGTGTTATGATAATGGATGTCCGAAGGCGGGCATCCATTTTTTGTTTTCCTCTTTTACCAGAAATAACAAAACCGGCATTCCCGCCCCGCACGCCCGAAAAGGCATCTGTATTTGCGTCCGTAGCTCGGGTGGACCTTCGCAAGAAGGTTCTTGCCCTCCGCAGGAGGGTAGAGCGTTCGCCTGCAAAGCAGGCGAAAAGATATCCCCCGCCCCCTCGCATGCCTGAAAAGGCATCTATATTTGCGTCCGTAGCTCAGGTGGATAGAGCGTTCGGCTCCGACCCGGAAGGCCGCTGGTTCGAATCCAGTCGGGCGCACCAAACAAAAAGCCTCGAAAAGCCGGTTGTTATGCGCTTTTCCAGGCTTTTTGTTTTTTGCTTTGCATCCCGTAAATCCCGTAAAAATACATTAAAAAACACTATTATGCAAGTCAAATGCAAGTCAATTTGCGATGTAATTTTATACAAAATACAAAGCCCCCGGCGCATATAGCGCCGGGGGCCTGTATCATATCCACACCTCTCACGTTTCAAAAATCAATCATATGGGTTAGATGTTTCGCTTCCATTGCTCAAAATCCACATAAACGAGCGCTGGGCCCGCGTCAGTCCGGGCAGGCTGTCTATCGCATTCTTCCTGTCTTCGTTTCTTACTCCCCCTTCTCCGTCCCAATTTTCAATCTGCTTGTAATACGCCCAAAGTGCAAGGCCGTCTGTCCCGAACTCTTCATACATATCGGCGTATTTTCCTCTTGTTTTTGGCACAGAATAGTCATCAAACATTTCGCTTAATGCAATGTCCTTGGCCGCGGCATATGCATTTTGCAATGCATCCGCCTTTTGTTCATCTGCCAGAGAATCATATCCCGGCATTTCTAAAAAGGCGTTGGCAGCTTCATAGGACGCCTGTCCAAGTAATCTCTGGAACTCCGAATACTGCTGGTTGTCAAGGTCTATTTCTTCCCCTGCAATTGTCACTGTGCGGTCTGCTTTGTGCGGGAAAACACCGCTGTTGTTTGTGGCGTCATACAGCCGCATAATTTCTTCATCAATCGGCGTCTGTCCTCCGCTGTAACCAAGCTGTCCAGGGTTCAAATATTGCGCAAAAGCAGCCTCCAGTGAATTACCGCTTCTCTGCACCTCATTGCCCCATGTGTCATAAGTTGCGGGTAGCGTTTGAGAAAGCCCAGGTATTTTGCTTTTCAGCGTATCTATCTGGGTTTTTAAAAAATCTCCTTTTGAATAGGTCGAACGCTGTGTGGTGTCAGCCACGCGGGCCGTCGCTCCTACTAAAGAGGGAATCAGGCGTTGCGGTGTTTCCAGCACTTCGTTTGTCATGTTCTCTGTCGGGGAACCATATCCGGAAAATACATCCAACAGGTTTTGCAATGTGCTCTGCTGCAACAGCGTGTCGCCAAAAGCTGATACGCTGTTTTTTATGATGCTCGCAAGGTCTTTGGCCTCTATGCTTCCGTCCTTGTCAAGCTGGCTCATAATAGTGCTGCCCAACACAAGGCCCATTGAACCGGGCTGCGCCCAGTCATAGGTGTAATAATTATCCCCAAACTTCACCGCATAGGGTAACCATCCCTGCTGTTTCTGAAACGCCGCCTTGTCTGGGTCTTCGTCTTCCGGGCCTGTAATAATACCCTTGTTATAAAGCCCAATTCCCAGCAAAATTGCCAGTGTACCCGTTGTGGCTTTTGCCACTTGGTCTATTACGGCCGAGGCTTCTGCGCCATTCTTGGCCATTTTCACAGCAGAAGCAATTCCCGCTGGGCTGTAATCCAATGCGCGCATCGTTACGTTTGCTGGTGTCTTGGTAAATGGCAGCAACGTTTCACCTATGAATCCGGTATTTCTCTTAATGCTGCTCACTAACCTTGTCAGGGCGTTGTCATCCTTGAAGGTGGCTTTCATAGCCTCCTGCACGGCCCGGTCAATAGCAGAGGCAGGAACAGCATCCAGAGTTTTGGCACCAGATGCCTCAATAGCTTTGGAAAGATAAGACTTAAAGCGTTGTGCCACAAACCCTTTATCGCCTAATTCCAGCAGGCCGTAGGTCAGCTGCCGCACATTTTCTGTCACGCTTTTTTCGCTTGAAAGTGCATCAAACACAGAATCGCCAGTCAGTTTTTGCGAAATCGTGTTTAGTCCACCTTTTATTCGGCTTCCTACATCTTCCAAAGCGGGAATATCACCAGCTGTACGTCCATTTAGCCCTTTGAACATTTCTTTTTCACGGATGCCCTGCATGGCGCTGTTTTCCCACTTGCTTGCGGTATTGTCAATGCTTCCCTTTATTCTGTCATACACCTGCGCGGCAAGGTCTTTGCTCTCTTTGCTGGCAGTCAATGCCAGTTCCGGCTTAAAGTTAGGGTTTGCCTTGCTGTATAGCTTCTGTCCAACAGCAGAAATCTTATCTGAAATAGCCGTCGCAGGCATCATTGCAATATTGGAAAGTACATTTCGCACCTGTGTTCTGGGGTTTAGCAGCATAGCAATATGCGAAAGTTCTACCACTTTTTCCTTCATCGTCGCAGGGTATTCTTTTGCAATGCGTCTCCCTACGCCTTCGTATAAACTCTTTAACGCCTCCTCATCTCCTTTGGCCACATTGCCAAATGCCTTTATTTCATTATCTGTCAGGGTAAAGTCTTTCCACTTTTTCCCGAATTTCTTCGCCCCCTCGGCGTTCATTTTGTCTATCTGCTTTTGCAAATAAGAAAGGGCCGTCATGGGGTCTTCTTTCATCAGGGCAATCGCTGCCGCCTGGCTGAATTGGCCACTGCTTGTCAGCGCTGCGCTCATGTCTCGCAAAAGCTGCGCTGCCTCTTCGCTTTTCCCCTGGCGTATCAGTTCATCAGCAATGTTCTTTCCAAGCGGAATCGCTGCCGGGTCTCTTATTTCCAGCAAGCTTCTGAAATTGCGCTGCGCTTCTTCCAGCCCATTCCCCCATGCAGCATCCGCTTTTGCAATGGTTTCTGTGTTGGAAAGCTGCCTGTATATCTCCGGCGTGTCCACAAATTCAGCTTTTACTTCGTCTGGCAAGTCGCTTTTTGTACGCAGGCTTTCTGCGAATCCTCTTTCTCGCATACCGTTTGGAATGTCAGGTTCTAATGCACTGCCTGTTACCTGTCCCCGCGTCAATCCAGAAACGGGCGCGCTCACGCTCATAGAGGCATCATCCATTAACGAGGGAATATATTCCGAAAAAGTTTCCGCTGTTTCTTCGCTCAAATAAGGAATTTCACCCACAGAAAAAGCAGCTTGGTTATCCAAGCTGCTTACTCGTTCTGTTGCATTCTCTCCATAGCCAACTCTGTAAGAGTTGCCAGTGCCAGGTCTTCCTCCAAGTCTTCCCATTCGCCCGGCTTGTACTTCTTCCACCACTCCGGGTCCTTCAACAAGTCTTGCTGGTTGTCCATACGGGACGTCGTTTGAGTATTTGACATAGCTATCAAAGCCTCCTTCTTTTTTTAGTATATCATAAACTTCGCTCGGTTTCCACCCTACACTCAATACATAATTCGGGTCTACAAACCGCCCCGTGTTCTGAAACCGGGAAACCGCTCGGCGCGCCGCCTTGTCCGGGTCAAGCTCATTCAGGCTCAAGTGAACGCTGTACCCGTTCTGTTTCAGACGTTTTAAAGTATCGCGTAATTTCTGCGGGTTCTTACCCACCCACGGTATCACGATGTTTTCGCCATTCTGAACAGCTGCACGAAGCATAAGCGTTTCTGCTATAAATGCGCTTTCCTCATGCACTCGCCCTGCGCCAAATCCGCCGTCAAACTCCGGTAGCATTGTTTTCGCCATGTCGCTGTCAATAATGCGGCTGCCATATTTCTGTGATAACGGGTTTGCCAGCACGCTGCTCTTGCCTGCCGCTGGCGGGCCTATCACAATATCTGCCCTTCTCTCCTGCTTCACCGGGCCATTGAATATCTCATTTCCGCCTGCATCTTTGCCCGAAAAGCTACCCATCCGCATTAAATCTTCAGCGATTTCCTGTCGCAACGCCTGCCTTTCCGGCGTGTTGGTTGCCACTGTCGGTGTCTCAAACATTGCTTTTCTGCGCGCCTGCTGTATCTCTGGGCTGCGGTTTATCTCATTCCAGTCTGCCGTGTTCACATCTAGTTCTGCAAGAGGCCGGGCTGCCTCGTCATCCATTACGGCGGGAATTACATTCTGCGTCGCGCCTGTGCGCGCAACTGCATTATTGATATTTTCTGTTGGGCTCAAAAATCCACGTAATACTGAATCTCCGTCAGCGGGGTTCCCTCCGCCGCCATCTGCAAAGCCCATTCCCTGTCCCATGGGCAAAGCGTCTTCACCCAAGCTTCGAACTCTTTCTGCTCCTGTGAACTCATTCTGTGCACCTCCCGTGCTGCTCATAGTTTCACTATATGCCACCCTTTGCCCATTGTCAAACCCTTCACGAAGCACACGCCGTGTTTCGCTGCTCGTTTCCGGCAGTTTCACGCCCGTGGCCTGTTCAAAGGCTGCGCGGTTTACGCCACCGGGCTTTAAGGTTTCCATCTGGGCATTTGTCAACGTTCCTTCTCGGTATGCCCTCGCCAGTTCATTTACGCTGCCCTGTTCTTCCTGCCGCAGCACATCATCCAAAATCACGGGGTCTTCTGCCTCCAAGGGCAAAAATTCCCGCTGTTGCACATAATCCGGGTATGCTTCTGTCAGGTTGTCTACCATCCGCTGTTCCGTGTCTGTCAGTTTCAGCCCTTGGGCCATTTTATCCAGCGCTGCGCTCTGTGCGGCAGACATCACCGGCCGTCCATGGAACAAGTCACTAAGCGCACGCATCGCCGCCGGGGCCAGTTCGCCCGCTACGTTAAAGCCTGCGTTTGTGGCGATGTTTATTCCAGCCTCTTTTAGAATGTCGCCTATAGTCAGGGCCTCTTCGCCTGGTGCCAATCCTTCTCTCTGCTGCCGGTTATATTCGTCTAAAAGCCTTAACACGGTCGGGGCGGTGTCCAGTCCCAAGTCCAGCAGGGTATCGCCTAACATGCCAGTAAGGGCTTCCTGTGTGGCTACCTGGCCCAGAACGGGAATACGCTGCAATGCCTGCGCCGCACCCGTAGAGGCCAGCCGTTCCCCGGCTCTGCCCAGTGCAGAACCCACTCCGGGAATTGCTTTCATGGCCGCGCTGCCAAGAGCATACTGCCCCAGCATACTCCCCATATAGCCTGCGCCATATGCCAGCGGGTTTTGTGTCTGTGCGCTCTCACTGCGTTCTGAAAGCCCAAGAGGGTTTGCACCTTCAAACCCGGCATTTTCCCAGTTGCTGTCTTCTAAGGATTCTCGTATCTGCGGCACAAGGGGCAGCGCATTCCCTGCGCCGGAAAATGCGCTGCGCACCCCGCTCAATTTAGTGGCCAGCGTGTCCATAATTTGGGTTTGCATCAAAAGGCGTTCAACTTCTTCTGTGCTTTGCCCCAGTTCATGCAGCCGCCGGGCCGTCTCGTAGTAAACATCAAGGTCGGGCCCTACTGTGCCGTTCCATGTTTCCAGGGCATCCCGTACAACCTCTTCTTCGGCAGCTGTCATTTTTCGGCCCGGCTGCGCCAATTCATACAGCATACCCCAGCTTAGAGAATCCTTTGCTTGCTGTAAGTCGTTTTCTTTCTGTTCGGCAAGCTGAGCTTCCAATCTCGCTTCTTCATCCAGTGCAGCCTGAAATACTTCTGAATAGCTATACCCATCCGGCGCATATACTGCCCCGGCATCCCGCAGGTCTGCAATTCTCAGGCGCACTTCAGTTAGGTCATCCTCTATCTGCTCTACCGCAGATTTCTCCTGTGTTTCTTGTACTGGTTCTTGCGTTGCCTGTTGCTCGGCAGCAGCTTTTTGCTCTGCTTCCTCTTCGCTGCGCGTTACCATATCTTGCCCGGAAAGCTCCATATATTTCTGGTAATACTCATCCCGCTGGGCTTCCATCCCGGCAATCTCTTCTTCAGAGGCGCCCCCCTGTTTTGCCTCGCTAATCCGTTGGTTCTCATTCTGCCACTTCTCGGCCCAGTATTCCTTATTTTCTGGGTCTTGGCGAAGCGCTTCTGCCTCTTTTTCTTCCCGTGCGGCGGCCGCTTCATCCTCTTCTTTTTGCAGCCTGTCCGCCTCTGCTTTGGCCTCACGGTACGCCTCCGCCGTGCCGTTCGCTTCCGAAATAGAAACGCCTCTGCGCTTCTCGTCGTTCGTGCGCGTGTCGCCAGTGCCCGTTGCCCCGCGGGAACCATAGCGGTTTGCTCCCCGGTAAGAAGCATTCATTTCCTGTCTGGCCTGTTCAGCCTTTTCCTGTGCAACCTGCGCCGGGGTTTTCATGCTCTCCAGCGCAGCAAGGTTTTCTTCATACGTCGGGTTGAACGCTTCCCCCCACAGCGGGCTATCGTCTATGACAAAATCCATCTGAGAAGAGGCAGAAGGCTTGTATTCCTGTTCGTCCTCCAAATAGGGAATCTGCTGCTCCCCCGCTGTGTCGCGTGTCTCTCGCACTGTTTCTGTGTGCTGCTGCGCCATTTCCTTTATTCGATTCGGGTTGTTTTTCACTGCCTTTTGAAATGCTTTTTCAAACGCTTTTTTATAGACATCGCTGTTACGAATATCAGAATATTTTGCCATAGCTCCACCCACCTTTTAACGTCCTAAAAACTGTCCGGGCCTGTACCCCAAAATCTGTTGTAATGTTGCTGATGTAGGGCTGGAAAGATATTCCTCCGCATCCTTTTCAGCCTGTCGTGCAACCATATCTTCATAGAAACTATTACTGTTCTTTCTGCCGCTGGAACTGCCTTGCGTTGTGCTTGTACTGGACACGGTATTGGTCGGAGAGTATGAGCGTCCTGCTACGCTGGAAGCATAGCTGCCGCTGTTCCCCGCCAAATCCAGCATTCTATTCAGGTATTCATTGGTAAGGCTGAACTGTGTGTTGTAATTGTCGGCGGCCGCCTGCGCAATCAGGTTTGCCAAATTGTTTTCAAGCTGCTGCACGGCGTTCGCCTTCTGCATTTCCATCTCTGAAAGCTGGTTATTATACGCCTGCAAAGCGCTGGCCTTGTTCGTGTTCCAGTCGTTCATCAAATCAGCCAGGCTGTCATTGCGGCCGGAGTCAATGGTGTTGCGGCTGTTGCCGTAGTTGTTATACATGCCGGCCAGCGCGCTTTCGCTGGCGCCGCCCGAAAGGCCCTGCGCCGCAAGCTGCTGGCCCATATCGCGCTTGTTCATCATATAGTTGATATATGCCTGCTGCTGGGCGTTATCGGCCTGCTTGTTTACGCCCGAAACGCCTGTATTATAGTTCTGTTCCAACTGCCCCAGTGTGGAATCATAGTTGCTGTTCAGGCCGTTTTTCATCGTATTGTAGGAATTATTCAGGGCTGCCATGCTGCGGTCATATGCAGCCTGCGCGGCGGCGCGGCGCTGGGCCTCCAATGCGGCTGCCGCTGCCTGCTGCTGGGCGTAGATGCTTTGTAGAAGTTCTGCTTGGGAAGGGCCACGATAATAGTTCGAGCTACTTCCACTAGGTCTTTTATTCTTATCACCATAGGCTTGTTCTCTTGCAGCCTCTATGGATGCTTGAATTTCATCCTTGTTCCCCGGCAAGAAATGAGCATGTGGCTGAGGGTCTTGATTTGATGTTCTTATCATATTTCTTCTCCTCTCTACTAAAATACCCGCCCCTCTTTCCGAAGGGCGGGCACAACGTTTTGTTTTGCGCGGCTGCGGCAACCAGCCGCAGAAAATGCGCCGTGCAAAGCGGCAGGGCCGGGCACGGGGGATGTGCGCTTCCCCCGCCCGGCCCGCGCAAAAGCCCCGGCGCGTTCCGCGCCGGGGCCCCCTGGGTTAGGGCTCTTCTTTTTTCTCTTTCGCCTGCTTATACATCTGGTGCAGGCCCACGCTGGCCAGCGCGCACAGCCCGCCCTGCACAATGGCCGTAAACACGGCCAGCGCCACGCTTTGCCAGCCGTCCAGCTGGGCGGTGGCCGCGCCGTACAGCGCCGCCAGCGCCATGCCCGCCACGGCCAGCGTATACGGGATGTTGGCGCTGGGGAAGCGTTTATCTGCCTTCAGCGCGGCCCCCAGGCCGAACATCAGCGGCACCAGCACCAAAAGTTCCGGCTTAATGTATTCCTGCAATGCCTGCATCATTTCCATGGTTTCATTCCTCCTCAAGATGTTTGATACGCTGGCCGTGCTCGGCAAGCGCGGTGTCGTGGCCGTCCAGCCGTTTATAGATGTCTTTGTGGCTGTTGCGGTTTTCGCTGTCCAGCTTATCCAGAGATTTCTGAAAGCCCTCCACCGCCACCGTCAGCCGCGTGATGGCGCCGTTCAGCTTCAGCAAGGGCCCGGCCGTAGCGGCCAGAAAGCCCACCAGCGCAATAATAACGCCTACCACACCCCACTCGGTCATGTTATCCCTCCAGCGCCGCCTGTGCGGCCTTTATTTTGGCCTCTGCATGCTCTGCGCGTTCTGTTGCGGCCTCGGCCTTTTCCCCTTCCTCCTGGGCCTGTTGCAACGCGCTGTCGCGCTCTGCTGTCACGCTGGCAAGGCTGTTGCGCAAAGCCTGTGCCTCGGCCTTGCTCGCCTCCAGCTCTGCACGCAGCGCCTCGATGTCATCCCCCGCGGGCTCGTCCGGTTTTTCCGGTGTCTGTGCGGGCGGGGTATAGATGCCATAGCCCAGCCCCAGTTCGGCGGCCTTTGTCAGTACAATGCGCTGGTCGCCAGCAGACGCCGGGCCTATGTACACAAGCGCATTACCGCTGCTATCTACAGGCCCCTCGCTGCAACCAAGGCCCAAGCTCTGGGCCTGCTTTTTCAGCGCCGCCCTGTCCCCGCTGCTGGCAGGGCCTATCTGTATCGTGATATTATCCGGTGATAACGGCTGCTCCATTTCGCTTTCCTCCTCTTCGGCGGCACCATATGTGCCCACCGCGTTTTCAAAGCCCATGTACTGCGCGGGGTTCAGCCCCCTGCCCGTGGCCGTGGCCCGCACCTCGAAGTGGCAGTGCGCATAGGGCGGGCTGGCCAGCGCCGCGTTGCCGGTGTTGCCCATTACAGCCAGCGCGTCGCCCGTTTTCACCCGCTGGCCCACGGCCGCAAGGTTTTTGGCGTTGTGGCAGAAGTATAAATAGTTCACCGCGTCCGGCGTTTGGTTTGCGTCCAGCTTCACGCACACATACCAGCCCCATTCCCACGTGGGGTTGCCGGTGCTTTGCGCCACCCTGCGCGCCGTTACCACCGTGCCGGAAATGGCCTGGCGCCCTGCGCCCAGCCCATAGCCGGGCATGCGGATGGTGGTGTCGTCCAGCCCTTCCACGTCTGCGCCGCCGTGCCACGTTTTGCCCCCGCCGCGCGTGTAGCCCCAGCGGGCATAGCCATAGCGGATGCGGTTGCGCCCGCAGAATAAAAGCATTTCGTTTTGTGGCATATTTTTTACCTCCTATTCCAGATATGTGAAATATGAATTTCCCAAAAAGGTGTGTACCGTGTCGCCGGAGCCGTTGATAGACATCTGCTTAATCCGGTGACGGCCTGTCAGTCCAGAGATATCATAGGTGCCAGATATATTCGGTCCCGTCCAATTTGAGCCGCTTTTAACGCCAGTCGTCCTATACCATATCCAATCGTTAGGGGCTGCCTCTCTACAAAAGCCGAAGGCCAGCTCTACACTTCCGGAACCAGATATCTGAATAAACAGATTGATGGTTATTTTCGTGTACCTGGTCAGGTCGATATAAGGGGAAAATATCTGCCCCCGCCCCGTCCAGTATCGAAGGCCGGAATCCAGCACGCCATTTCCGAAAGAAGACCACCATCCCGAGCGGCCAGCCGTGCTGTAAATGGAATACTGCTTTTCCACGGCGCTGTTCCACACCTTTGTGCCGCCAAAGTTCACCTGCTTCAGCGATGTGCCGTTGTATATCACCTTCCCGCTGGAGGGAATGGCCGTGCCGTTCACCGTAAGGGCCACGCGTCAGGCCCCCTTTCCGGGGCGGGCGCTTTTTGTAAATTGCCCTTGCGGGCGGCAGCGCGCCTGTTGCGGCAATCTCCAGAAATTTTCGTTTTACGCCACCTCCTTTAAGCGTACATGTAAATCTCGGTCACCCAGCATTTGCGGCCCGCCCAGTATGGGTTGTTGTTGACGTTGCCGGAAAGCGTCCATTTTCCTTTAATTGCATAGGTGCCCTGATAATTCGTCAGATTTAACGTCACCGTCTGCGTGGAACTGGTTCCGTTTTGCTTGATGAGCGTTACAGATGCATTGACCGTTTCATTCCACCCGGATGGACCAATACCAAGTGAGGGTGCGGCGGCGGGCACATTGCCATTTTCGGTGTAATATTTAAAACGTAAATATTTAAACCCTTTTGTGTTCACCGTGAAATTAGAGACCAGCAAGGCGCGGTTCCCGCCTATGGTGCTTTCTTCGCCGCCAAAGCGCAGCTTGCCGTCCACAATGCCGCCATGGGCCTGGATATTGCCATTGGTGCAGTTTTTATAGCCCTGGCTTGCCATGGAAAACACCTGATACCCGGCATCGCTGCCCAACACGCCCCCGCCCAGCCAAGAACCGATGGAGCTGCCGGTGCTCATAATGGTGATGGGGTCCGGCGTGGATGTCCACACCAGCACGCTGCCGTGGTTCACCTGTTTTAAGGCGGTGCTGTTAAAGTTCACGGCGCCGCTTTGCGGAATTTCGGTGCTGTTTACAATCAGCGCCATCTCACATCAGCCCCAGTTCCGCCAGCTTGCGCTCAATGAAGGTAAGCTGCTCCATGCGGGCAAACAGGCGCATTTCCTGCGTGGTTTCGCCCGTGGCGGGGTTGTGCTGCTCAAAGCGCTTTTTGGCAATTTCGGCGGGCACGGTGTAGCCGTCAAAGGCCGCCACCCCGGCGCCGTCCGCCGTTTGAATGTGCACGCTGGCCATGGCCGCGCTGTTTTTGCACAGCGCCTCAAACTCGTCAAAGCTCATGGCGTCCTGCGGCAGCCACAGCTCCAGGTAATTGCGGGCGTTTGCGCTGCCCGAGGGGTAGCACACCGTCTCTTCGCACACGTCATACGTTGCCTGGTTTGCACAAATCAGTTTTTTCATGTTTTGTCTCCTCCTTTTATCCGGTTCAAGTGTAATGGATGGTAAGCGTGGTGCCTGAAAGCGACATGGAAAGCACCTTTCCACCGATTTTGGCCGAATCGCCCACGCTCAGTTCTGCTTCCGTTTTACCGTCCAGCGCCGCGGCGTTTGCCACAGGCACCTCTTCCACGGCCGCCTCGCCCACGGGCTCGCCCTCTTCGCCAAGGCCCTGCTTCACCGCATGCAGCGTTACGGCGCCGGTGGCCTCGTCCACCGAAAGGCGCACAGGCCCGCCAAAGGTTTGGCCGGCGGCCGCCACCTGTGCGGGGGCCTGCGCCGGCGCGGCCGCCCCGGCCTCCTGCTGCGCGCCCTCGCCGCCGGGCTGCGGCGTTTCCTGCGGCGGCACATACGCCTGCACGGCCGCGGCCTGCGCGGCACAGGCCGCGCTTTGCGCCTGCGCCGCCTGCGCCACAACGCCCTCGCCCTGCGGGTCGTACACGGCTTTCGCCATGGCCTCTTCGGCGGGCATGTAAGGCTTTTTCTTGCTTTCGGGGT